GCTGGATATCTTAGTTGTGCTGCACTTAGCGGCGCTGGCAGTGTAACCTTTGCAGCGGCAGACACGGACGGGGCTGTTTGCGTATTTTCAACAAACCATACAATCACAATTAAAAACAGGCTCGGTGCCACTAAAGCGTTTTATATCAACATGTTTATGGCTGGGAACAACTTCGCCGGATAGGAGAATAAGATGAGTATAACTTTTACAGTAGATAAATTCACAACTGACGAACTTTCAAATGATGACGGAAGCAAAACAACAAAAAAGTTAGTTGGTTTACGTTGCGTTGATGCTTCAGACAACGTGTTCATCGTGGATAAACGGCTAGATATTGTTGATGGAACTACAGACGCACAGTATGTCCAGCAAGCATACACTGCCGCAAAGACAGAAATTGATGAGTGGGCAGCGGGTATGGGTGTTCAGGGTATGGTGTTTGACCCAAGTGATAATTCACTTTCCGAAAACAGTGGCGGCGAATAATGGATTTAGTCCACATCATAGATGCCTTGATTGGATGTTTGGTTCTGGGGTTTGGTTATTGGGCGAGCACTCTTAGCAGTGAGGTCAAGCGCATTGAGATATTATTAAATAGGACTAGAGAAGACTATGCTAGTCGCAGTGAAGTATCAGATCAGATTACTAGGCTTAGTGAATCAATGATAAGATTGGAATCAAAATTAGATCGTGTTTTAGAAAAGAAATAAAATGGTAGTTGCTGAAGTACTCACAGGCATAAGTCTTGTAAAGGCTTCAGTAGATTTTATAAAAAGCAATATATCAACTTGTCAAGATATATCGCAGATAGCCAGCCAGATAGATGACTTATTTGCTGGTGAGAAGCAAGTGCAGCGAGCTAGAGCTAATAAGTCTGGGGCTGGTTTGGGCGATCAGTTTGGTGTTGATACTGTAGCTAAAGAAATGATTGACGCTAGGCTGGCTGCTGAACAGTTACAAGAAGTAGCGACTATGGTTGATATGCGTTTTGGACATGGCACTTGGGCTGGCATTATAGCTGAGAGAGCCAAGCGCATTCAAGAAGCCAAAGAGGCAGCGGCTAAAGTTAGGAAAATGGAGAGGTTAAGGCAGCAAGAACTGATGGATAATGTAAAAATTGGTATTGGTGTGTTTTTCTTAATAGCTGTAGTAATAGGTTTGTTTGTGTTTTTAATGTTTAGTGTAGCAATAGCAACGGTTATGTTTGATGCAAAAGAAATTACAAAAACAATCTAAATTTGCAGAATACGATGAAGATGGTGATGGCATTGTCAGCGACGCTGAACTCATGCATGTTAAAGAAATAAAAGCAACGGAAGACAACCTGCGTAAACATTTAGCACAACTCAGGATGGCTCGTTACACTTTGATCTCAATGGGTTTGTTTACTGTAGCTATGTTTTTTATTCCTTTGGATAGGGTCAAGGCTTTGTCTGACATATCTAATTTATTTTACATAAGTGGTGCAGGAATCGTTGGAGCCTATATGGGTACAACAGCTTGGATGAATAGGAAATAATGTGGCAAGCCTTGGTAACAGCTTGCTTTATAGCAAACATGGAACAGTGTGTAGTTTTGGAAGGACAGCAGTGGTTTGAAACAGAAAGAAGATGTAAGGCAAGGGCGTTAGAAATGGCTGGGGATGTGAATAAATATATGAAGTCTCATAAGCCTACTAAATACAGATGCCGTAAACTAGCAGGGGGCATGTTAACAAAATGATACAAGCATTAATCGGACCAATAGCTAACCTAGCTGGTTCATGGATGGAATCTAAGGTTGAACAGACCAAAGCCAAAGGTGCAGTAGCTAAAGCTCGCGCTGAAGCAGAAGCGCAAGTTATGGTCACTGCAGCTACGCATGAAGCTGGTTGGGAAAAGATTATGGCTCAGTCTTCTGACAATAGTTGGAAAGATGAAGCGTGGACGATTTTATTCATTATAATAATAGCTATGTGTTTTATCCCATTTACCCAGCCTTATGTTCAAGAAGGATTCGCAGCTTTATCAAATACCCCAGAGTGGTTTCAATGGGCAATGTATGCTAGTATCGGTGCATCATTTGGTATTCGTGGATTAAAAGGATTCAAAAAATGAACATTGAGAGCCTAAGAGGGGAAATAGAAGCTGATGAAGGATGCAAATATGAAGTGTATCTTGATCATCTTGGCTTGCCTACCTTTGGTATTGGGCACCTTGTTTTGGATAGCGATATTGAGTACGGAGAGCCAGCTGGAACGATTGTCTCAGAGGATAGAGTGTCAGAGTGTTTTAATTCAGACATCGATACAGTGCTTTCCGAATGTGAAAGGTTGTACGAAGACTTTTCCGACCTCCCTGAAGATGTGCAAAGAATTATTGCAAACATGATGTTCAACATGGGGTATCCTCGCCTGAGCAAATTCAAAGGCATGAAAGCTGGGGTTGATGCTCGTGATTGGCAACAAGCCGCTGATGAAATGGTTGACTCTGTTTGGTATCGTCAGGTAACTAATAGAGCAGAAAGATTAGTCCAAAGGATGAGGAGTATTTAATGGCTCTAAAAACTTTAAAATTCAAAGCAGGAATAGTTAAAGACATAACCCAGTTTGCATCTGCCAAGAATGGACCATTTTATATTGATTCAAATCTTGTGAGATTCGTTAATGGATATCCTGAAAAAATAGGTGGATGGGAAAAAGAAATTTATTATGGGCTTGATGCTGCAGGGGATCTTGATACATCAGCCGCAGTCAAAGTCCAAGGAACCCCAAAGCAGATAGTTCCTTGGAGGGGGATTGATGGGACTGACAGAATTGCAATAGGAACAGACACTCACCTTTACATAATGAAAAACTCTACTATTTTTGATATTACACCATTAAGAAAAACAACATCCAATCTTACAAATCCTTTGGCTACAGCAGACGGCAGCACAACTATAACTTGCACAGATAATAGCCATGGTGCTATTAATGGAGATTATGTTGTTATTGAATCAGCCGCAGCTGTTGGTGGCGTTGCTGCAAATACATTAAATCGCAAAACTGGTTATGAAATATCAGGAGTTACAACCAATACATTTACAATAACTGTTCCTAGTGCAGCCACAAGCACCGTTAGTGCTGGGGGTGGAACAACTATTGATTTTAAATATCTTATAGGAAATGCAGCCAACATGGGAATACAAAGTGCAACCCCAGCATTGGGTTGGGGTGCTGGCACTTGGGGTTTAAGCACTTGGGGAACCGCCAGAGACCCAGACTCTCTTCCTTTTGCATTAGAAGCAACCCAATGGAGCCTCAATCTTTGGGGAGAGGATCTTATTGCTAATGTCAGGAATGGAGCAATTTATTATTGGGACACTAGTGGTGGGGAATCATCACGCGCAGTTATTGTTTCAGGAATAAGTGGAGCTTCTGATGTTCCAACAGCAACCCGAACAACTACCATATCATTCCCAGACAGGCATTTTATTGCTGCTGGCACGACACCTTTAAATGGAGATCCGCAAGACCCTATGCTCGTAAGATTTTCTAATCAAGAAGATTTTACAAATTTCACCCCAACATCAACAAATACAGCAGGTGACCAAAGACTTGAAATTGGAACAAAAATAATTTCAATGACACCAACAAAAGACGAAACATTTATTCAAACAGACGAAGCTGCCTATGGCATGTCATTCGTTGGACCACCATTTACTTTTTCATTTAGACTGCTTGGTGTTAATTGCGGTGCATCAGCTATTCATGGCTCTGCGTCAGTTGATGGAGATGTTTATTGGATTGGTAAAAATAATTTTTTTAATTACAATGGAAATGTTTCTGAGTTGGCTTGCCCAGTTGAACAATTTGTTTTTGACAGGCTCCAGAAAGACTACGCAGATAAAACTTACGCAGGGCACAACAAAAAATTTAATGAAGTAACATGGTTCTATGTTAGCAATGACAATCCTTTGGGCACAAATAACCCAGAGCCAGATAGCTATGTTTCATTTAATTATTCAGAAGGAGCTTGGACAGTCGGAACTTTAGACAGAAATGTTTGGTCTGATTCCGCAGGATTTAGAAAAGTTCCTTTTGCTTTTGATTCAGATGGAGAGCTTTACAACCATGAGACTGGGACATCTGATGATGGGGCGGCAATGTCAGCTTTTATTGAAACAAGTGATCTAGAGATAACTCCTGAAGGTGATAATCTTTTCATGGTTGACAAAGTTATCCCAGATGCAACAATGTCAACCACCACCAATCTTTATGTTGATTTAAAAACTCGTAAATATCCCCAAGACACAGAAACTACAAAAGGACCATTTACTATTACTTCGACTACAGGTAAAGTATCAACGAGAGCACGTGGTCGCCAAATGGCGGTTAAATTATATAGCACAGGAACAGAAGACGAGTGGCAACTTGGGGACTTCAGGATTAACGCAAGATTGGATGGCATGAGATGATACGTTTGCCAACACCACCAAAGAGGATACCTGCTCCATCTCCTGTTTTAGATTATTATAACAAATTTAATGAAATGATAAATTTTCAACAGAATTTGGCTAGGGCTTTAGAAGAACAAGAAATTCAAAATTCTTTTTCTCAAAATGCATCTTTAAGAATATTATCAGATGAATCACAAGCAATAAGTTGGTTTAATGGCTAACAATTATAAAAATTCAAAAGTTGATTTAACAACAACTAATGCCACAGTTCTTTACACTGCACCAGCAGCCACAACTGCAATTATTAAATCTATACTTGTTTCAGAAGACTCTGGGAACGCAGACACTTTGACAGTAACATTAACAGCTGGGACAGCTGTTACTAGTCTTTTTAAAGTAAAAGCAGTTGCAGCAAATGCCACTGTTGAGTTTTTAACCCAGCCTCTGGTTGTTATGGAATCAGAGATATTAAAGGTGACAGCCGCAACAGCTAACAGGCTACACGTCACAGCAAGTTACTTGGAGGTAAGTTAATGGAAGAAGATGGCCAGCTAGGTGGACTTTCTCTTTTAGGAGAAGAAGAAGAGGAAAACCCGACATTCACTTATGGTGTGTATCAGCAAGAGTCTCAGGCTCCAGATATTGATCCTTATGACCTTCAAAACTTATATGGCACAGCAGCAATGCCTGTTTTTGAATGGGTCAGAACAATAAGGACAGGGGAAAGAACATACACCCCTGGAAATGATTTTGATGATGAAATGCTCGAAAGATATGATGAGCTGGAAAGGCAAAATTCTGATGATCTGGCTAGGGCAGGACTTCCATCCACAGCTGAGATAGTTGCTGGTATAGCTTCCCCAGTTGTCCAATCCGTTGGTCAGAATGTTTTAAAAGGCATGGCTGATCCTTATCTTGGTGGTGGAATGGATGCTGCCATTGAAGGTGGGTTGAACACATTTAGCTTTGATAAACTTCCAGGAGCAGAGGTTTCCGAACTTGCTGGTGGCACAACCAAGTTGCTTGATGCTGGTAAGATGGGAGGAGGTAAAGTTTTTGCTCCTGAATTGGCTGGTGGTAGAGGTTTGGCTGAATCGACAGGTAATTTAGATACTTGGA